CCCAGTTGCGTTGCCGCAAACTTCTGTACTTCCTGTTTATACTTGTTTTCGTAAAGTGTCAACATATCCATTGGCCCTTTTAAGAACCCATAGGCTTCCACTAAACAGGCATATAATAAGCCCTGAGGAAAATATTGACTAACATAAGTCTCTGTATTTCCACTACTTAAAGCTTGAGGAAATTTATTATAATATATTCTAAATTTATAAGCGAGATCTGGCGTCGGAGCTATATAAAGGCCCCCTGACGTCGTATCTGAAACACCAGTTGCTCCACCAAACATTGAATAATATTTCGGAAATCCAGTTACATCTTGACCCGTAGAAGATCCTTCCGGGCCCGTTAGACGATTAACATATTCTGATAAAAATGTTTGATCTCTTCTAATAAGCCATACTCCCGGTCCTGTGGTCACTGATGCAGAATTAAAAACTTCCACACCTCTTACAAATAAACATTCCGCTGGCACGTTAATCGTATTATCGTCTAATGCTAAACTTCCTTCTTGCACGTTTCGATCTGCATCAATTGGAACATCAGCTGCTAATCTATATTCAGCATCCATAATAAATTGATCAGTAATCGTTGAAGTAAAAACTGAAGTTCCTACTTCAGTATAATTTTGAATTGCTGTGGTTAAAGTTGCGTATGTAAATCCTGCCATTATGGTCTATTATTGACGGGTCCTACAAACCCCTCAAATCCTCCTCCTGTTTGTATAGCAGTAGATGCTGCTGTCAATGGAAATGAAAAACTATCCGTTCCAATATTCGTGGCATAAAAAGATCCTCCAATCGGAGCTCCTGCACTGTGAGCTACCGCAGCCGAAGCATTAGGCGTGGCTCCAAAACATTGAGCAGCGGTTCCTCGAGTTAAACTTGAAAGAATTCCTGTGCCAGTATCATTAGCTCCATAATAAATAGTTTCATTTAAATTTTCTCCATCAGAATTTGTAATGCCTTCATCCACCACAATATATCCTGTAGATGGAAAATTACTTGAATCAGTTAAAGTTAAACTCGTAGCGGAAGAAGTAATATCAGAAACTAAAGTGGTTTCTAATGCTACTCTTACTGGTTTAATAGGGTCCGTTGCTCCAATAGGAACAGGTATACTTCTAAAACGAATATAATCTCCTGTGGAAAAACCATGATCTAATTGTCGAACCGTTACTGTAGTTCCTACACTTGTTGTAAAAGGATTTGGCTGATTTAACATCGTAGGCGTTGAAGTTGCTGGCCGTGATGGTCTTGGATGTTGTAAAGCGATCGGATCCCCAACAATAGGTCTAGGACTTAGTTGAGGTTGTTTCTTTTCCCATTCCGAAGTATGGACCCACATTCCAGTCCATTCTCTTACCATCTCACGATAAGGAAATTGCAAACCGGAACGGTCTGAAATCATTATCGCATATTTACCTCTAGCAAATGCTCCCATTATGTTATTGCTGGATAATAAGCTTTAGGTGTTACGTATGCACTTGAAGCCGATCCATCCTCCTGTAATGCTCTTGCTAATTCATCTTCGTAATAAAGTTTCATTTCTTGTGCTCTTTGTGGAGCATATTTTTGTGCTAAATAAAAAGCCAAACCTGTGGTCATACAACCCGTAAATCGATAAGGAATATCCGTTGCATTCGTATAAGCATCCCCTACATCTTCAATTCTTTTAGTATACCAAATTGCTAGTTTGTTATTACTCCCCGCTGCAGTGGAATTAGCAGTCGGATAAATGGTTAGAGTAGTTTTATCAATAAATCTTTGAACCCAAAATTGAGCCGGAGTACTTTCTACTTTTTTATTTGCAAAAGCCGCGTAAGTAGAACGATCAATTTTAGTCATGGTCGCATCTGCTTGCGTGCCTCCTGTGCTATTATTATATTGTCGAAAAGAGCATTGACTAATATCGGCCATTCCATAAATAGTTTCCGCAACCCCAGCATCCGTAAAGCCGGCATCACTCGTACCATCGGCACTAGATCGATAAATAGTATAGACTTGTTGTCCTTGAGTGATAGTTAAATTTGTATTTGCAACTTCCCAATAGTGAAGACCTCTATTACCCCATTCCTGAAATAAAAGATTTAAAGATCGTTTAGCGGAAAGTAATTGATGTCCTGCAGTTCCTACTAAACCAATTCGTTCATATGCTTCTGCAATAATGTCATCAATTGCATATGTTTTATCAAATGTAACTGATCCTGAAGTAGTGTTAGCCATTTAGCCTCCTACCCGTAGAATACAGTAACTTCAGTTATAGTATCAGTCGTATATTTTAAACTCGTATTACAATAAATACCTGAACCTGGCATTAACATATAACCCGATTGTTCAGTAGTTGATCCATCCGGAACATCAATTTTAAAAACCGATGTTGAACTATTCAGAAGTTCAATACTTCCGCCGGCCGCTGTGCTATTAAAATACACTCCTAAAATTCTTGCTGGACCATCAAAAATAGTACCACTCTCTGCTGCACTGATTTGAAAAGATTTTACATCTCCTGTGTACGTACTCATAATTTTCTCCTTAGTCGTGAGCTCCCGAAGGAGCTCACATTAATTTATTAGCTTATTGCCCAAACGCCTTGGACTGCCACAACAGAATATTTAGTACTACCGTGTAGAGTAGCGAGACTAACAAAGTCTCCTACTTTTTGAGTAGCTTTAGTATTCGTTAATGTAGCCCCATTCGTTGCTTTAAAGTGAATTTCACCAGCGTCGCCAGTAAGTTTCACTTCATTCGTAGCATCTGCGCCTGTGTTTATAACTGTAAACACCTGTCCTGCAGCATGCGTCGGAACGGTAAACGTAGGGTCTCCTGATTTACTAGTAAATTGTGTACCAGTATCAGTGTCGGCTACTAAAGTGTAGTTTCCGTTTTTTTCTGTTAGATTAAATCCAGTTACACCGGCTTCATTAAATTTGCCTTGTAGAACTGGTCCTCTAAACAATGTTTGTGCCATGATTATAATCCTCCTAGTTAGTGAGTGCAGTCTCTAGGCCGTCGACTATACGCGTCTACACTCTATTAAATAATTGTATAGTAATTAATCTATAACGTAGATTTGCGTCCAGCGCAAGGTATCCCTATGAATTTGTATGATTTTTGATAGCGCTTAAGTGGCTATCGAAACTTGGGCCTTGACGTCGTTTATTTTTTTAGTACGAGTAGCTTCTTCAAATTCTCGAGCAATAATTTCTTTAACAATTTCCTGAATTTTTTTGTCGATATG